AGATATGACATCGGAGTTAATTCTTAATGGTGCAGATGTTATTAAATGTGGTATCGGGCCTGGTTCTGTTTGCACTACTCGTATACAAACTGGAGTCGGTTTCCCGCAGTTATCGGCCTGTATTGAATGTGCCGACGCTGCTCATGGCCTTGGTGCTGCTATTATCGCTGATGGAGGCTGTACGGTGGCAGGAGATGTCGCTAAAGCCTTGGGAACGGGAGCGGACTTCGTTATGCTGGGAGGAATGTTAGCTGGTCATGATGAAGGTGGTGGAAAAGTTGAAGATGGTAAAGTACATTTTTATGGTATGAGTTCAACACTCGCAAATGAAAAGCATTTCGGTGGTTTGCGAGATTATAGAGCTTCTGAAGGAAAAGAAGTATCTATTTCATATAAAGGACCAATAGCTGGTACAATTCAAGATTTGCTTGGTAGTTTAAGATCTACATGTACTTATATTGGAGCAAGAGATATAAAAGCAATACCGAAATGTACTACTTTTATTAGGTGCAATGATACGCATAATAGGGTGTACGAATAGGTAAAAATGTGGTATAATATATTATGAAATCTGAAGTTCAAATTGTAGATGATGCTTTATCAGAAGAACATTATAATATGATGAAAAATACTATGTGGTCTGACCAATTTCCATGGTATATGGATGATGGTTATGCAGGTAATACTCCAGAACAAAAGGCATTAGGATTTAAGTTTATACATGTTTTCTTTAATGGATTCTTTCAACAATCAAGTTATTTCAGCATGCTTGGCCCTTTATTTAATATACTCCAACCTCTAGCTTTTATAAGAATTCAAGCAGTAATGACACCTAAAGGTTCTGAAATTTCTGAAACAGGTTGGCATGTTGATATGCCTAATTGTTTAACTGCGATCTATTATTTAAATACAACAAATGGCCATTTAAAATTTAAAGGTCTAGAAGAACCAGTAGAAGCAAAAGCAAATCGATTAGTTTTATTTGATTCTAATATAGAACATTGCGGAACAAAAGCTACTGATAATGATAGAAGAACTCTTATAAATTTTAATTATTTTAAAAGTGAGGTTCAGGAATTGGATTTTATTGATTTATTAAAAAACAATATGAGGTTATAATGGCATCACCATTTGATTATTTAAATGAAATAAATTACGGTAAAAATAATATTATAACTGATGACATAAGTGAAAAGGAATATAATTCTTTTATGGTCAATAGAGGATTATCATATTTTAATGATACTGTTCTAATGGCTAATGAAATGAATTTGAATCATCATCTTGACTCACGCCTACAAAACGATTTTCTTATAAATATAGTTAGGAAAAAGAAAAGGTTTTCCAAATGGAATAAACCTGAAACTGTAAGTGATGTGGAAGTCGTCAAAGAATATTATGGTTATAGTAATGAAAAAGCCCGCCAAACTTTGTCCCTTCTCACAGCTGATCAAATAATTGAATTGAAGAAAAGGGTATTTAAAGGTGGAAGAAGAAAATAAATTAATAGAGTGGACTCCGCAATCTATGTTGGAAGTTACACTCAATGAGCCAGATGATTTCCTCAAAGTTAGAGAAACATTAACTCGTATAGGTGTAGCCTCTCGAAAAGATAATAAGTTATATCAGTCCTGTCATATTCTACATAAACAAGGAAGATATTTTATTGTGCATTTTAAAGAGTTGTTTTTATTAGATGGTAAAAAATCAAACTTAGAAGAAAATGATATAGCACGTAGAAATACAATAACCCAGTTAATAAGTGATTGGGGTCTTATATCAATTGTATCAAACGAAAATATGGGACCAATAGCTCCATTGAGACAAATAAAAATAATTTCTTTTAAAGAAAAAGATCAATGGGAATTATGTCCTAAATATAACATAGGAAATAATAGTAAAAATTAATGTATTATTGGGTTCTATACGCTATGTTCATGTTTCATCCAGAAAATGAACTTCATTGGAGAATTACGGATCAATTAAAGTTTAAAACTTTTGTGGAATGTGAATCGTATTATAGAAAATATACTGATGGTTTATACGAAGGTTTAAAAGATTATATGACTGCGAACCATGGTGCACCAGATTTAGGAAAATATACATTAATGGAAATGGGCTGTAGTATGGCTAAAAATCAAACTCCAGAACTTGAAAGTAGAATACCATTACATACTATGCCTGATCTTGAAAAATTTCTAGAATCTAAGAAAAAAATTGATGTTTAATGATTATATATAGTATAGGATGCCGAATGATTCGGGTCCATAATTAACCTTGCTTATATAGGAGGCAACAATGACTGGTAATTTTGTATTTCCACGAAACGCATTTTTAGGTTTCGATCACATCTTTGATGAACTCGAAAGAGTAACAAATCACGCAAAAGATTCTTATCCACCTCATAATGTAGTCAAACATGACGACATGAGATATGAGATTGAATTGGCTATTGCAGGATTTTCTGAAGAGGATATTGATATTGAACTCAAAGATCACGTGTTATCTATTAAAGGTGAGCGTGAGCAAAGACGAGATCAAGACAAATATGTTCACAAAGGAATTAGTGCTCGTAAATTTTTTAAATCGTTTAGGTTATCAGAATACGCAGAAGTCAGTGGTGCAGATATGAAGGATGGGATTCTTACTGTCAGTATAGAAGTAGTCCTACCTGAAAAGATGCGACCCCAGAAAATCAATATTGGAAAAACTGGGAGAAAAACCAATGACAACTCTAGTGCTGAACTACTCAACGAATCTGCTTGAAAGTTTATTCGCTTCTTTAAAAACCTTTTTAGTAAAAGTAATGGTCGGCTGGCAATTAGCTCGCCAAATGGAATCTAACATTAAGATAGCTCATATGCTTAAGCATGATTATCCAGGTTGGACTATCGAACAAATTGCTGAAAAGCTTAATAGAGAAACATTAAAAACTTATACAGATAAGTAAAATTAAGGCCGGTGAAATACCGGCCTTTTCACGTATAAATAGATACAGTATTTTAATAGAAGGAAGGTTGCCATGGCATTTAACTTATCATCTCGTAGTAGAGGAAAATTAGAGGGTGTTCACCCCGATATGGTTGGCGTTGTTGAACGTGCAATTGAATTGACTAAAATAGATTTTGGAGTAACTTATGGAGTTCGTACAGTTGAAGAGCAAGAAAAGCTAGTTGCTTCTGGTAGATCTCAGACTATGAAATCAAAACATTTAATTCAAGATTCAGGATATTCTCATGCAGTAGATGTAGTCGCATATGACGGCTCAGATGTTGTTTGGGAAATTAATGTATATGATGATATTTGTGACGCATTTAAGCAAGCTGCAGAAGAAAAAGGTGTAGCTATTAAATGGGGAGCAGCTTGGTCTGAAGGTGATATTAGGTCTTATTCCGGTACTGCCGAAGATGCAATGATGACATATGTCGATCTTCGTCGTAGCCAGGGTAGGAGGCCTTTTATCGATGGCCCACATTTCGAACTTATGTAAATTATTACCTTTAGTTTTAATTTTAAATTTTTGTGCTCCCGCGCATGCACAACCTAATAATCCATCTGGATTTAATTGGAAACATATTAGAGTAATATGCTCACAGATGCAACCGTTTCTTGATTATGCAAGACAAGCTGGTTTTGAAATGGAATGGATGGGAGGAACTTCTACTAATGATGTACAAGATTCTTTATGGATTAATGACGAAACGCAAGAATTTTTATTAATGCGTTTCACTTATTATAATAATGAAGCATGTATGATTTCTTCTGGATCAAGTGAATATTTTATAAATTAACGGTTTACTTTTCCGATAAAATTTGATATAATAATATCATGACAAATTTTTATACCTCTGTAGTGCGATATGGTAATAGTATGCTATACCGCGGATATTCTAACTCTGGTGAAAAGATCTATCGTAAAGATAAATTTTCACCAGAGCTATTTGTACCAGTTCAAAAAGAAACTGGTTGGAAATCTTTATATGGCCATAACTTAGATCGTGTGTCACATGAAACAATGCGTGATGCAAAAACGTGGATTGAGGATAATAAAAGTGTAAGTAATAGAGCCATGTTTGGTAATCCTAATTACTTACAACAATACATTACATCTAAATTTCCTAAAGATATTACATTCAAACGTGAATGGATAGATGTTTCTACTATTGATATTGAAACAGAATATGATGATGGTTTCCCCCACCCGCGCGATGCAGATCAAAGAGTATTGGCTATTACTGTAAAATCCAGTAAATCTGATATGTATTGGGTTTGGGGTTATGGTGATTATGATATTGACAATGCGCTTATAAAACCTGTGATGTATATAAAATGTCGTGATGAAGCATCATTACTTCGTAAATTTTTATCTTGGTGGTCTGATCCTGACCGTACACCTGATGTTATAACTGGTTGGAATACTCGTTTCTTTGATATTCCATACCTTGTAAATCGTACAGCAAAAATACTTAGTCTTGAAGACGTAAAGAAATTCTCGCCTTGGGGTATGGTTGACTATAGAAAAATTACTCGTCGCGGTAGAGAAGAAGATGTATATGATATAAAAGGTATTCAGACTCTTGATTATCTTGAACTATTCCAAAAGTTTGGATATACTTATGGTCCTCAAGAATCTTATAAACTCAATCACATTGCGTATGTAGTTCTTGGTGAAAAGAAATTATCCTTTGAAGAGTCAGGTTCATTACGTAATCTATATAAAGATGACTTTCAAAGGTATATCGATTATAATATGAAAGATGTTCAGTTAGTTGATCGGCTTGAAGAAAAACTTGGATTGATTACTTTGGCTATGACTATTGCATATAAAGGTGGTGTAAATTATCAAGACACATTTGGCACTACTGCAATATGGGAATCAATTATATATCGTAAACTAAATGCACAAAAAATAGTACCACCTGCATTTGTGCCTGATGCTCAAAAAGCTACATTTGCTGGCGGTTATGTAAAAGAACCACAAGTTGGTTCTCACGATTGGGTAGTATCATTTGATTTAAATTCTCTATATCCTAATCTTATCGTTCAATATAATATGTCACCTGAAACACTTATTAATCAAAGTCAAACAAATAGCGTAGAATATTATTTGAATGGTAATAAACCAAATGAAAATAAATATGCAGTTGCTGCAAATGGTTCTATATATCGTAAAGATATTGATGGTGTTATTCCAGGAATTATTGAAGATTATTATGATGAAAGAAGATCAGTTAAAAAAATGCAATTAGCGGCTGAGTCTGAATATCAAAAAACTAAAAATGAAAATCTTCAATCTGAAATCAATACTCTTGGTAACCAGCAAATGGCAATTAAAATTCTAATGAATTCTCTTTATGGTGCATTAGGTAATAAATATTTTAAATACTTTGATTTGCGATTAGCTGAAGGTGTAACACTATCAGGTCAGTTAGCAATTCAATGGGCTGAAAAAGCTATGAATAAAACCATGAATAAGGTAATGAAAACTGATGCTACAGATTATGTTATCGCTATTGATACTGATAGCTTGTATGTTAATTTTGGCCCTTTGGTTAGGTTACTAAAGCCTAAAGATCCTGTAAAATTTCTTGATAAAATATGTGTAGAACACTTTGAACCAGCAATGACTAAAGCTTATGATAAGTTATTTATTAATATGAATGCTCATAAAAATCGTATGGAAATGGGTAGAGAAGTTATAGCTGATAAGGGTATATGGACTGCAAAGAAAAGATATATCTTAAATGTACATAATTCTGAAGGTGTGCAATATGCTGAACCAAAACTCAAAATCATGGGTATTGAAGCTATCAAATCTTCTACGCCAGAAGTTGTAAGAGGTAAATTTAAAGAAGCATTTAAAATTATTCTATCTGGTTCAGAAAGTGATACTCAAAAATTCATTAAAGATTTTAAAGATGAATTTTGTTCTCTACCACCAGAACAAGTATCGTTTCCAAGATCTGTATCAAATGTGACTGATTGGATGGAAAAAGGTACATATAAGAAAGGCACACCTATACACGTGCGCGGGTCTATATTATATAATAAATATCTTAAACAGCATAAACTTTCAAAAAGATATGAACGTGTAGTAAATGGTGATAGAATAAAATTCACTTATTTAAAAATGCCAAATCCTATAAAAGAAAATGTAATAGCATATCCTGATGTTTTACCAGAAGAGTATAAGTTACACAAATATATAGATTATGATTTACAGTTTGAAAAAACTTTTATTGAACCACTTAATTTCATACTTAACGCAGTTGGTTGGTCATCAAAAGAAATTGGTACTCTTGATGATTTTTTCGCATAAAGGTATGTACAAATCGAACAAAATGGAGTATAATATACTATGAGTAAAGACTGGGCAAAAGATATAAATGATATGCATAATAAGTTTGGTGTGACCAAATGGGTACAAGCCGAACAACAAAGTGATAATGAAATATGTAGGCTTAGCCAATTATTAGAATTTAGAATGAAAATGATCCAAGAAGAAGTAGATGAAACAAATGATGCAATCAAGAATAATGATCCTCAAGAAATTGTTGATGGTTTAATTGATATGTGTGTATTTGCTATTGGTACACTTGATGCTTTTGGAATTGATGCACATAAAGCTTGGGACCAAGTACATAATGCGAATATGGCAAAAGAACCTGGTGTTAAACCATCACGCCCTAATCCTCTTGGTTTACCTGATTTAATTAAACCTGAAGGATGGGAAGGTCCAACACATGACGGAAACACCGGCTTGTTCGATAACTATATTTAAAAATATATATGATAATAAGACTCATAAGTCAATTGACTTTGAATCCTTTAAAGCATTTGAAAAATTTCTATATGATTTATCAAAGAAACCATATAGGACTAAAGAAGATGCTGTACTTATTTCTCCTGCTCGGTATCATAGCAAATCTACTAGAGCTAATAAGAACGTAATACATTGGGATAGTTGGTGTGCAGTTGATGTTGATGATCATAAATTTGAAGGAAATTTAAAAGATGAACTTGCTAAACTCTATGGTTCCCTTTATTTTGTATGTTATAGTACTGCTAGCTCTCGAGAAAGTTTTCCAAAGTTTCGCTTGGTTTTCCCGTCGCGAAAAAGAGTTGAAGCAG